CATTGGTTCCGGCCGGGCCGGTGATATCCAGCGTGACGTAGCGGTACCCGTCGTTCGAGTCCAGCTCATTGGTCTGGACCTCGATCAGGTACCACTTATCATCGCCATCCGCCGGGATTACCACCACGGCGCCCGTCACCACCTTGGGCGCCCCATTGATGGTTTTGGCTTGCTCCACCTGGCAGGTAGTGGCGCTATCCAGCGCTCCAGCCTGGATCAGGAAAGCGAAACGTTCAAAGTCGCTGACATCGATAAACGATCCGGAGGTTGGATATTTCGCCACTGCCAGATCGTCTTCAATGTTGAGCGGCTGGATCTTGACTGCCTCTGAAAGTAGTTCGTTCACGTACATGGTTCACCTCGTTGTAAAGGGTCTAACTCCGGCCTGGTCCCCACTCCGCTCTTGAGCGCCCCTTAGGGGCTTAGGCATGGGAACCGGCCGGTGAATGCTTAGATGGAGCTCTCTTCGTCGACTTTCTGCACGGCGAACAGCCAGGGTTTCTCGACTCGCCCGCCAATGCGCCGGCGGACATGGAACTCGACCTTGTTGGGGCCGGTGTAGCTGTCCTGGAAACGCTGGATGCTCATTCCCAGCCGTTCGACGATAGTGTAGCCGCTCATGTCGCTGTACAGCAGCGGGTAAGCGTTGGTCGCCACGTCCGGCATGGCGCCGGATTCGAAGGTCTTGCGGTTGAGCAGCATATCCGTCTCGGACAGGTCCTCGAAGACGTACTCGCCGTTGACGGTGTAGGTCAGCTTCTCGATGACCCCATAGGTATCGCTGTTGGCCACCCACACGCCCTTGCCACGATATTGGGAAGGGATGCCGCGCTTGAGTGCCTTGATGCCCGAGGCGGTCAACGTGGCGCTATCCTCACTCAGCACCTCTTTCAGCAAGAGGGTGTTGGATCCGCCGGGCAGGATGCCCAGCGGTTTGCCGATGCCATCCCCGGTCAGTTCGACGTCATCTTCGTCCATCGCCGAGGTGATGCTGATGTCTTCCTGCACCAGGCTGACCAGGTTGGCCGCATCTTCGACCAGGCTCTGGCTCATCGGCACCTTGTAGGTGTAGACCTGGGCGATCACCGAGACCATATTCATTTTGAAATTCTGGTCTTCGGGCATTTTGGTCTCGTTGCCCCACTGGCCGCGCATCAGGCCGATCCAGCGGTCGCTGTTGCCGCTGTACTGCGGGATTTCGATGCTGTTGGAGTTAACCAGCTGTACCACCCGCGCTCCGCCCCCACGCACGGCCGTCAGGCCGGGCAGGCGCCGGCCGATTTCACTCTGCACGTTGGGCGGGACGGCATAGCCGCCCAGCTCGCCCATGGCCTCAACCTGCACGGCCTTGATGGTCGCCACGTCGAAGCCGTCCTGGATCAGTGCAACCACGCGATCGATCGGGAAGTACATACGGCGCAGGCTCTTCAGGCCGGCTGGATCCATGGTTGATTCACCTCGCCGCAGATAGGCGGCGAAGGCCACGTTCTGCTCGTGGATCACCTGGCGGTAATTGGGCCCGATCAGGTCCGAGAGAATGGCCTTCTGGCCTTCGCTCTCGTCCTTGTAGCGCATCTGGTAAGCCGCATCGATGCCCTTGGCGCGCGCCGTTGTGGCAGCGTCTTCGGGATCCGGGTCGGCGTCCGCCGGCGTGAAATTATAGGGCGGGCGCACTACAGCCGGCTTTCTGGCTGGCTGCTGGCCGGGCAGTGTCACTGGGTAGCCCAGCGCCTTCAGTGCCGTCACCAGTTCTACGGTCGTGATGGATTTCATCGGTTTCCCGGCGGCATCCACCGCATTCGGATCCGGGCTGGCGGCGATCTGCACGCCGGTCAGGCCCAAAATGGTGGCGATCTGGTCGTACTGCTCAGGGGTTAGACCCGGTATTAACTTTTTAATTGCCTCTAAAATGTCCATTGCCTTGCTCCTTGGTTGGATATGAGCTCCTGCCTGCGTCCGATGGCCCGCGGTCGCCTCAGCGCCGCCTCCGGGTATATCGCTCTGGCCGGTAGGGTTGGTAAGTCCCAGCTTTTCTGGGGAATGGTAAGTATCCAGCAGCGCTTTGGCTGCCGGGGATACACTCGATAAAGATTTCAGCGCCTGCAGCGTGTTCTCGCTGAGCATGCGCGGCTCGGTCGGTGAGACCGTCAGCGTATCACGCAGCAGCGGCCAGCGCACGATGGCGCCGTCCGCCAGGGTCTTGACCTGGATGGGGTCTGCCTCGGAACTGTTGCCGATCAGGCCGGCCTCGATCAGGTTCTCCAGGAATAGAACATATTTTTTACGCCGGTCGAGCACGCGCTCGACGAAGATGCCTTTTTCGTCACGTTTGGCGGTCGGCCAGTCCACATAACCCAGGACGTCGCCCTTTACCGTTGGATCCTCGCCGTGCTCGAAGTTAACCGAGAAACGACCAGCCTTGGTCGCCGGGCTGTCCACGTCGACGGCGGGAGTGAAATATTCCCCCATCGATCCATCGGCGTTCTTCCCGCGCTTTACGAATTCCAGGTCTCGCGAATTGAACAGGACGATGTAATTGGCGATCCGTAGTTCGGTATCGGTTTTACTAAGAGCCTTGAAAGCATTTTCGGACATGATCATCCTCCTGTTGGGCCTTGGTGCCCGGCTCGCTGGTGGACCAGATCGATAAATTCCGGCCAGAATGCGTCGTCGAAGGTCTTCCAACCCTCATCGATGTTATCTGCGATCACGTCCCCAAACTGCCACCAGCGGTCGACGTGCACTTTGGCCTGGTACATCATGCGCCCGTTGATCTCTTCGCCCGGGTAATCCGGACCGACCACCCAGGGCGCATAATCCAGGTTGGTGCCGATCTGGCCGACCACGGCCTGGTCGGATCGCTCGACCTGCTCGGTCCAACGCCGTCCCAGCGTGCCGGTGCGCGCGCTGCCAGTCTTTGCAGGATGGCCATCTTCCCACGCCCAGCCCGGCAGTTGCCCTTTTTTGATGGCACCAAAAAACCAGGCCCTTTGCTGGTCAGTATGCAGGAATGAAACCCCATCCGGCGCCGCCAAATGCCCGCCTGGCAGCAAGGGGAGCTCGGGATTTTCCGGGATCTGGCCATGCAAATAATCCAGCGTCCCGCTCATGGCCGGTTCGGCCGCCTGCAGCGCTAAAACCGGCAGCGCCGATATCAGGTCCTGCAGCTCGTGGGCGGAGGTATATTCAAATTCAGGCATGTTGCGATCCTTTCGCCAGCAGCCAGACGAACTCACTGGTTATTGATGGCCCCTGTTTCGAGATCAGGATATCCAGGCCTGCCTGGTGCAGCCTTTCTTCCCAGCTCGAGCGGCGCAGGTGCCATTCGTGCTGGCGGTTGCCCTGGTTGATCTGGCGGAACCCTTCACGCGGTTCGGATGTCGGGTAGCCTATGCAGTTTGGAACCTCGACATACATCACTCCGGTTTCGGTCATGCTCCCGCAGGCCTCGATCAGTCCATTCTGCAAATCTTCGATATGTTCGGCCACCCCCAGCAGCATCACCAGCTCGTATTGTGGCAGATCGACCTCGCCCAGCCAGCCGTAAACAAATTTTGCGTAAGGCTGCCGCTGCCTGGCCAGTTCGATCGCAGCAATGGACAGATCGAGCCCGGTATAGGCAACCCCTGGCCAGCGCTTGTGAAAATATCCGATCGTGTGGCCACTGCCACAGCCTATATCGAGCATCGTGGCCGGTGGCGCCGAAAAGTGTTCGCGAATTACGTTGAAAGCGAACGCATCCCGGCCTGGGTCTGTCCAGATATTCGGCCGCTTGCGGTATAGGCCGTTATATTCATCGATTACCTCACGTTTGGCTCTCACTCAGTCCACCTTTTGCCCTAAATCGGGGCCTTCGGATACGATCATATGATGCAGCTCCTGGCAGCCCTGCACTTCGCCCCAGGGCGCCTGGATCGGGCGGGTGCACACCCGCTCATCACGAGCTGTGTACCACACGATCGCCTTGCTCTTGTCCGCACGGCTCCAGGGTTGGATATAACAACGGCAGCGGACATGCGCCGCCGGTCGAAACACTACTCTCGGATACCCGGCCGTCTCCCAGGCCTGCGCATTGGCCTGGCCATAGGTGTTGGTGGCCTCGGTAATGGCGATGGTTTCGGCTCTATCTCGCCCAAATGCCTGCCCACTCTCACCGGTTATCCCCTGGACCCTGCGGATCAGTCCATCCAGCCCCTCGGAGGTCTTCGACCAATCCGCCACGGTCGACGCCACTGCCTGTTGGGTGGTGGCTTCGACGTTAGTTATCAGCTCGCCGGCGTGCTGGCGCGCCCAGGCTTCGGCCTGCTGGTTGGCCAGCTCCCAATTGACGTTGACCGCCGAATCGCCCAGGGTTTGGGCCACGCGTGCGGTGGCGGCGGCAGCCAGCTCGACCAGGATCGGCTCGATGGCGTTCAGCAGCTCCTGGCGCAAAGTGCCCCACGTTGCATTATCCTCCAGCGCAGTTGCATCCCCGCTGGCGCGCAGTTTCTCCACCAGCATGTTGGCCTGGCTGCGCAGCGCTTCCTCGACCTGGTTGGCCAGGCGTTCTTCGAAGGTCGACCACGGCCTCCAGGAGCGAATAATGCCCTTTTTAGCGTTCTCGAAGACCTCCTGCACATCGTCATGGCCCTCCGCACATTCCAGGCCCTCACCAATTGACTCGAGCAGGTCCGCCGGGATGGCCTTGGAGGTGAATAACACGGCCGCCCGGGCGCCTGATTTCAAGGATTTGAGCGCTTTCGTGCGCCAATTTTTGAGGTCCATCTCCGCCAGGGCCCGCACGTTTTCCGGCAGCGCATTCATCGGCTGCGGCAGCAAACTCTGCGAGAAACCATCCTGGACGCCGGCGCTGATGGGTCCGGCCTGGCCGACCGGCGCCGGCAGGCTGTCGCCGTCCGGGCGGGGAGGTAAGTTCCAGAAACGCTTGCGGCGCTCATTGACGGTCATGTCCGACCTGGACGCATCCGCTTCGCGCAGCAGCATATCCTTGTTGATCGGGCGCACGTCGTTGAAGCGGGCTTCCTGGTCCAGGCCGTACCCGCTATACCAGGGGATAATGATCTGGGCGGTGATCTGTTCGGCATACAGTCCCAGGGTTCCGAAAATCCGCTCCATAAATTTAGCGTAGCCGACCGTGCTGTTGGACTCGGTTGAATTTTTATCGGCATAGCCCGGCGGATAGCCCAAATCTTGGAAAATCTCATCCTTGGTCAGTGCACGTCCGCCCAGGAAATCCATGTCCTTGGCGTTCCAACCCAGCAGGTTGACCGCCATCTGGTAGGCGTTGGTGACGATCGTCTTGCGCCTTGCCGCGCTGTATTCGCTTTCCAGTTTCTCGGTCACCGCATCCACATCGGCCGGGTCCAGCGGCGCCGCCGGATTACCGCTCGACAGGTTGATCACGGCGGACGGCATGACGTTATCGGCGCCGAAAAATGAGCCGTTCCAGCGGGCCATGGCCGTGTCGCTGTCCACCGGCAGCATGGCCGCTACCAAAGGCGACAGGCCGCGGAAGATATCCCAGGGGTTGGGGTATTTAAAATGGCAAATATAGTTGGGCGGGATGTGGAAAAAAGTTCCATTTGCCTGGTATTCGTAGTAATCGATGATGCGGTCCTTGTTGCCGGGAAAGACGTCCACCGCATTGGCCGGGATCGGCCAGATCTCGGCCAGCTCGCCATCTTCATCCGGCGCCAGGAACCAGTAGCTGCTACCGCCCAGGTCCGACCACCAGTGCGAAAATTGCCATAACAGCGCCCGCCCCATCAGCGGGTTGGGATTGCGCAGCACGCGCTCGAAGGGGTGGTTTGGGATCGGGACCGCATCGTCCTCCATACCTTCCACGCGGTACACATGCAGCCGGCCCTTGCTGACCTCGATGGCTTTCTCGTTGATCGCTGTAAACACCCACGAATTCTGGATCGCCCGCCGCTGGGCTGCATCCCGGTCGCCGTTGTAAGTGCCGCCCTTCCATTTCGCCGCTTCCGCCGTGGCAGACAAAAACCCGGGTCGCTGAACAGAGGCGTTGTCGACGATCATCCCGGCCCCGTTGCGGAAGGCTGACAGGGCTTTGCCCAGTCCATAGGCTGCCCGCGCCAGCAGGCCTGACTTCTCGTTTAGCGCACCTGGTTGGTTTGTCATGCCTGTACCCTCTTTGCCTCATTGGCTGCCGTAGGGTGGGTTTCCGAACCCACCTTCCGCTGTCCAACGTGCAGCCGGATGGTTTTGGGTGTTTCCAGCATCTCCAATCCTCCTGAAGCCGAATCGATCTGATCGTCATGCAGCCCGGTCCAGAAATCGACCGCTTCCGCAATGAAAGCTTCATTCCACGGACCCCGCACCAGGAAGACCTTGCCTGCCTTGGCCCGGCCCTTCAGCGGTCGCGCACGCGTGACCTTGTCTTTCTCGGCGGTGATGCCGCGGATCGAGATCCCGATCAGGTCCGGGTCCTTGATGAACTGCTTGAAGGCCAGCATCTGGAAGGCGTTATCCTCGAAGCCCCACTCCGTGCCTTTTTCGGCCGGCGTGCGCATGGCGCTCTTGACATCCGCCGCGAATTCGTCCCAACCCTTGATCCGGATCATGTCCCGCAGGTACAAGTTGGCGTCCTTGTCGACGGCTTCGGCTACCGAGGCGTTGAAATCGGCCGCCCGCGCTTCGGACACGGCCAGGTCGTTGTAGCGCACCCATCTCAGTCCGTCCGGCGCCCGGTCGATGATCTTGAAATCGGCTGCCCCAAAGAACTGTCCTTCCGGCGGCCGCGGAAACTGTTGATATAAGGCGAACCAATCCCCGAGGTTCCCTGAAGTTTCAAAATTGGCTTTGACGGAAACCAGCATTTCCCGGTCGAATTCCGATGGCCACAGAGCTTCGCCTGCTTTCCTGCCCAGCGGATCGACCAGGTTCTTCCAGATGCCCTCGCGCATCGACGCGCGTTGGTCCTCAATATCTTTGGCGTATTCCTCCGGCTCATAGGCTATCGCCGGCAGGCATAACACCTCGTACTGGTCGGCCAGTGGATCCTGAATCGCCTTGCGCAGCAGCTCGCCGGTCAGGTCTAACCGGTTCCAGCGCGTATGCATGATCACAATCGCTGTACCTCTACGCACGCGGGTCATCGCCGATGAGTCGAACCA